GTGTGCCCTTGCGGTGTAAAATCTGCTCTTGGGGTGTGTTGACAGACCGGGGCATCCCGGCTATTTTTATATTGCCGTTCAAATAGGAGGAATAACATGAAAACATTGTATTTGGTAGGAAACGGTTTCGACATACAGCATGGTATTAGAACTCCATATTCTGAGTTCAGAAGTTTCTTAGAAACGCATCATGAGTCATTTCTAACGGATTTTGAGGCTATGTATAACATTCAGCCTTTAGATGATACAGAGCCTTGGTACACTGAAGCGGCACAAGAAAGATGGAAAAAATCAGTGCTAAAAGATTTATGGCAAACATTTGAGGAAGAAATGGGTAACCCAGATGTAGAAGGAATGCACGATATGGCAAGTTCCCTTGCAGAGCAAATGCCAGAAGAAGGTATAAAATATACTCTGGATCTTCACTGGAAGGAACAGTATGGGTTTTCTTCAGATTTACAGAAATATGTACTTGAGTGGTTAGAGTCTATAGATACATCAGGTGTGTGCCCCATTAAAAAGAGTTTCATAGGAAATTGTTCTGATATTTTCATTAATTTTAATTATACAGATGTCCTAGAGCGGGTATATGGGGTAAAAACAGTTCTTCACTTGCATGGAGGAGTACCATCATGCTCTGCAATACCACCCATCATGGGGCATGGAAATAAATTTATTATAGATTATTACAAACGAAGAGCACAGTGTGCAAGTGAAGAGTTCGTAGAATGGGAAGAAAGTATATGCTCCGCGATAGCAAAATTTTGCTCGTCATTATATAAAGACACGGATGCAATTATATCGAGAAATGAATCGTTTTTTTCAAGTCTAAAAGATATAGAGCAAGTAGTATCCATAGGTTTGTCGTTTGGGAATGTAGACACTCCTTATCTCTTGCGAATTGCTGAAGAAATAAAGCCAACATCAAAATGGATTATTTATTATTATAGTGAAGACGATAAAAAAAGACTTAAAGATGTATTTGGAATTCTAGGACTTTCCAGGAAATTTGAAACCTATTTTCTTCCCAGCAGAATGTTTTGGGATGACTAATCAATAGCAAAAGACACCTCGCAGCTGGAGAATGATGCTCTCGTTGCGAGGTGTTTTTGCGTAGGTGCTTATGCCTTTATTTCCGCACCGTTTTTGAAGGTGATCCGCACATCGTCTGCGGAGTAGACGGTCATAAAATCCACCAGTCCGCACCAGAGGTTTGTTTGAAAATCGGTGACCAGTCCGTCCTGCTCCCGGAGAACCTTGAGGAACTCCTCAATAGTGCCTCTCCGTGCCTTTTTATCGGCGATCTGCTCGGTGATGGCACCCAGTTTGACTTTAGCTTCATCGTAGCGGTGGACCAGTCCGTCATAGCGTTTCTGGTATTCTGTCTGGTCAAGGGCCACATGAGCATTTTCGTAGATGCACTTTTCAACCGCATCGGCAAGCATCTGTACTTCCTCAATCAGTGCAGTTTCTTGGGCTTGCAGAGGCGTGAGGTCAAAGGCAAGGGCCAAGCCGCCGGTCAAGGATGCGATGATGGTATCCTTCTGGGCAAGAAGCTGGTTGACTGCCGAAATAAAGTAGCGGTGGATATCTTCATTTGTAAGGTGTGGTGTGGTGCATTTGTGGTCGCCATCAAATTTGTGATTGCACTGCCAGATGATCTTTTTGTACTTATCATTGGAGTGCCAGGTTTTGGAGCCGTACCAGCTTCCGCATTCGCCACAGCGAATTTTGCCGGAGAAAAGGTGGACACCGCTTCGTCTACCGCGCTTGCTGCGCCGTTCCATTTCCTGCTGAACCATCTCGAATACCTCTGGGGAAATGATGGCTTCGTGGTTGCCCTCCACATAATACTGCGGAATTTCGCCCTCGTTGACCTTTTTCTTTTTGGTGAGGAAATCCACCGTGTAGCTCTTTTGCAGAAGCGCATCGCCTTTGTATTTCTCATTGGTGAGGATGCTGCGAACAGCTCCTGCATTCCATTTATCCTTGCCGCCCGGCGATTTAATGCCGTCAGCGGTGAGCCTGGCGGCAATGCCGTGCGGCGTCATGCCTTGCAGGAACATACTGTAAATGCGGCGGATGATAACCGCTTCGTCCTTGTTCAAAACCAGATTGCCGTCAGGGCCACGGTCATAGCCCAGAAACCGTTTGAAGGGTACAGTGACTTTGCCATCTGCAAAGCGCTTCCTCTGGCCCCAGGTGCAGTTCTCGGAAATGCTGCGGCTTTCTTCCTGCGCAAGGCTCGACATGATGGTGATCAGAAGTTCACCTTTGCTGTCCAGTGTCCAGATGTTTTCCTTCTCGAAATAGATCTCCACGCCTTTTTCCTTGAGCTGACGCACTGTGGTCAGGCTGTCTACCGTGTTGCGGGCAAAACGACTGACCGACTTGGTGACGATAAGGTCTATTTTGCCCGCCAGCGCATCCGCCACCATGCGTTTGAAGCCCTCGCGGTGCTTGGTATTCGTACCTGTTATGCCCTCGTCAGTATACACGGAAACAAACTCCCAATCGTCCCGGCTTTTGATATAGTTGGTGTAATAGTCCACCTGGGCGCTGTAGCTGGTGAGTTGCTCCTCGCTGTCCGTGGAAACACGGGCGTAGGCGGCGGTGCGGCGCTTTTTCTTTTCATTAATCGGCGTTGCCGTGAATCGGCTTATCGTTGCCGGTATTGTCGTTACTTTTGCCACGTTTTTCCCTCCATCTCTGTATCATTACTTCTCGCATATGCTGTTTTCGCTCCTCTGTATGCCGGGGCATCTTCCGCTTGTTTTCCCATGCCGCTTCGAAGGTATGCCCGTCAAAGAAGCGGATGGAAAGCTGATATGGAGCCGTGATGTGAATGCAGACAATCTGCTCACGGAAAACCGTCTCACTAAATTCCTCCAGACCCATAGCGTCCGCACAGAGGTTTTTGAGTGCCTCTTCCTTGATGCTGGGGCTTTGACATTTTCCGCCTGACGCACATCGCCATACGGAATCAAAGCTGCCGTCTTTGTGCCGTGAACGCTGCCTGCGGTAGTTCTCGCCGCAGCTGTCGCAGCGAATACGGCTGGTAAAGCAGGAAGTGTTGGAGCCGAGCTGATGCTCCTGCACATACCGTCCCTTGGCGGCTCTGCGCTCATCTGTCCAGCAGTCCTTCCGCATGGTGGATTCCCAATGGTGCGGCACGATGCGGCCATCCTTAAAATAGAAAATCATCTCATTCGGAGCAGGAATCTCAATGTGGTCGATCTGCTCTGAAAAGATGATTTCATCAAATGTATCCAGTCCCATGACTTCAGCGCAGGCATCTTTGAGCATCTGCTCCGGGATGTCCTTGTTTTGACAATGGGCATTCCCGGTCTTTCTTCGGGTACCGCAGACCCAGATGGTGTAGTTGACATTAGGGTCTTTTCTCCCCTTGCGGTTAGACCGCTGATAGCTCTTTCCGCACCGGCCACACTTGATTTTGCTGGTAAAGCAGGAGGTGTTAATGCTCCAGTTTGCCAAGGCACCAAGCTCACGGCGGCGTGCTTTCTCGGCCTGCACCGCCTGATAAACCTCCATCGGTATGATGGCTTCGTGGGTGTTCTCCACGAAATACTGCGGCAGCTCCCCACGGTTGATCCTGCTTTTCTTGCTGATGGGGTCAACCACATATT